CCCTCGCGCAAACTTTTTTCGTTTTTTGATATTTTTAGGAGGTGAGCCCTCATGGCAGGGAGACATGCGAAACCGATTGCTCTTCATCTTGCGGAGGGCAATCCCAACAGACTGACGAAAGAAGAAATCAAACAAAGGCAAGAAGCCGAGGTGAAACTAGGTGAACAGGATTTAAAAAAACTGAAAAAGCCTGGCTTCATCACGAAAGATAAAATAGCGAACAAGCTGTGGAACGATCTTATCAAGGAGTATAAATCGGCCGCTGACCAAGGGGTTGAATTGCTGACCAGTTCCGACATCGGAGTTTTAGCTTTGTATTGCAAAACTTACTCCGAATACGAAAAGTTGCTTGTTCAGCATCAAAGGTTAGAGAACGTGATCGTAGATGAAGATGTCCTTGATGAGTATATTAGCCGGGCAGAAGAGGTTGACGGGGTAAATTACAAAGCCCTTCGGTACCTTTCTCAGCTGGCTTCCATAGAGGGGATACTCAAAATCGAAACGGCAATCAACAAGAAAATGGACATGCTGCTCAAGCTTCAGGATCGCTTATTCCTCAATCCCTTAGCGAAGGTTAAGAACGTACCTCAGCCGAAAAAAGAAGAGAAGAAGTCAGCCATGGCGCAGTTCTTGAACCGTCGAGCGGGTGGCGGCCATGCCCCATGATAAACAGCGCGCGCTTGAGCCGATCGAATTCATCCAGATGCTGCACGCCGTCGATGACTTTTACGGACAACCCTTCAAGTTGTTGGACTGGCAGTATCAAATTCTGTGGGATGTTTACGGCACAGTAAACGATAAAGGGTATCGTCAGTACCAATACGCGTACCTGGAAATTCCGAAGAAGAACGGCAAAACGAGCCTGATCGCCGCAGTTGGGCTTTACCATCTGACTTGCGATCCACCGGGCGGACAGATTTACTGCTGTGCCGCAGACAAAGAACAGGCCAAGTTGGTATACAAGGCCGCCGTTAGCATGATCGAACAGGAGCCGGAGTTTGAAGGGATTCTGAAGGTTGTTGACAGCCGAAAAGAAATTATCAACCTGCAAACGGGTACGGTCATGAAAGTATTGTCCGCTGAAGCCTATACGAAGCACGGGATTAACCCAACCGTTGTTATCTTTGACGAACTTCACGCGCAGCCGAACCGGGACTTATGGGATGTGATGACCTTCGGCGCAGGTGCAGCCCGAAAGGAACCGCTGTGGTGGGTAATCACGACGGCTGGAGACGACCCAGACCGACATTCCGTAGGCTGGGAACAGCACGAATACGCCAAACAAGTACTAAATGGGGAGATTGAAGATCCCACTTGGTACGTAAAAATATACGGCATACCGGAAGACGGGGAAGATGAAAACGGGAAGGAGATTGATATTTTTGACGAAAAACTCTGGTATCAGGTGAACCCAAGCCTGGGGCATACCATTGACATAGATGCAGTCCGAAAAGAGGCGCTTGCTGCTCGAAACAAAGAGTCAGCAGAGCGTCTTTTTCGTTGGCTCCGGCTGAACCAGTGGATCTCACTCAAACGGACAGGATGGCAGCCGCTTACGCTATGGGACAAGACTACTGGGAAGTGGGGGTTATCTGAGCTTGTAGGTAAACGTTGCTATCCCGGGCTGGATTTATCCAGTACAACCGATATTACAGCCGCGTGCTACCTATTTCCACCCCAAGAAGGTATCCCGGATTGGCGTGCTATCTTTGACGCTTGGATACCGGAAGACAACATGAAGGAGCGTGTTCGCGTAGATAAGGTGCCCTATGACAAGTGGGTAAATCAAAAACACTTACTCACGACCCCCGGGGACGTGGTCGATTACGATTTTGTCGAAGCGCGCCTACTAGCCGCAAACAAGCAATATGACATTCATACCCTTGGTACGGACCAATGGAACAGCCGGATGTTGTCCCAGCGTCTTATGCGTGGGGGTATAGACGTGGTGGAGATTGGGCAGGACATGAAAAACATGTCACCTGCCATGAAATTTATTGAGCAACTGTTGAAACGGGGGCTCATGACGCACGAAGTCAATCCGGTTGCCCGCTGGTGTTGGGGGAATGTCGTCGTGGCGGTCGATGGAAACGAAAATATCAAGCCAATGAAAAACAAGTCGAGAGACCGGATTGATTTGATTGTCGCTATGATCAACGCTATGGCAACGGCCATGCTGTTTGAAGAAATAGATATAAACTTCGGAGAATTTGCCGAGGATGGTTTCCTTGACAAACTCTGGGGCTAATTAGGGAGGGGGTGTCGATGTGAGGGTCATGAATATAGCCCGGCGCATGTTGGGTATTCCTGAGAAACGTGAGCGTGAGCGCGAAACGGTCGAGCTGAATGCCAATGATCGGCGGTTGCTTGAAATTTTGGGCATAGATATCGGAGAGATAAACGTAAAGGGTAAACATGCCCTAAAGATTGATACTGTTTATTCATGCGTACGCATTCTCTCAGAATCGGTGGCGAAGCTGCCTATCAAGGTGTATCAGGAGGACGAAACGGGTATTCAGAAGCAAACGCGGCATCAGGTGTATCAATTGCTTAGGCTGCGACCTAATCCATACATGAGCGCCTACGATTTTTGGAAATGCATCGAAACGCAGAATTCGATGTTCGGCAATGCCTATGTAAGCATCGAATTTGATAGGCGCGGACGTGTCGCGGGACTATGGCCGATGGATACGACGCGCGTCAAGGTGGTTGTGGACAACGATACAAACGCAAGCGGAGTGGTCACCCAACGCTCGAAACTGTGGTATGAGGTGAACCTTGGTTATGAACAGCGCAAACTTATGCCGCATGAAGTACTGCACTTTAAAAGCGGCGTAACACTGGATGGAATTGTCGGACTCTCACCTTTGGATATGCTCAAGGGGACCATTGAAAATGGCGCGTCAGCGAACAAATTCGTCAACAATTTTTACAAGCAAGGGCTTCAAGTGAAGGGGATCGTTCAGTATGTTGGAGACCTGGATGAAAAAGCGAAACGGAACTTTCGCGAGAAATTCGAATCCATGTCCTCAGGGCTGAATAATAGCCATCGGGTAGCGCTTATGCCCATGGGGTATCAATTTGTGCCCATTGCGCTCAATATGCATGATGCGCAGTTTCTGGAAAACAGTCAACTGACGATCCGGCAAATAGCCGCTGCTTGGGGCGTTAAGATGCACCAGTTGAATGACCTGGATGCGGCAACGCATACCAATGTCGTGGAACAGCAAAGAGGATTTTATGCGGATACCCTGCAACCGAAGCTGACGGCGTATGAACAGGAAGTGACCTGGAAGTTATTCACGGAGGAAGAGGTCAAAGCCGGATTATTTTTTCGTTTCAATGCCGATGCAATATTGCGCGCCGATATTAAAACGCGCTATGAAGCTTACCGGATTGGGGTTCAGGGTGGCTTCTTGACACCCAATGAATCAAGGGTGCTTGAAAACTTACCACCCATGGAGGGCGGCGATCGGTTGCTGGTGAATGGCAGTTATGTGCCCATTGAGCAGGCGGGAGCCGCCTATAAACGTAAAGGGGGTGATGGAACTGAACAAGGGAAAGAAGAAGAGGAAACAGGCGAAGGAGATCAGAGCCCTTCCGATGAAGCTGGAGATACGAACAAACGAAAGTGAGGAAGGAGCGCGAACCATCACGGGTGCGATCAAGTATGATACGGATTCGGCTGAAATGCGAGATTGGTACGGCGATGCATTTGTAGAGCAAATCGCCTCAGGAGCATTTTCAGAGAGTTTGAAACAGCGTGATGTAGTAGGGTTGTGGAGCCATGATACCAGTCAAGTACTGGGCAATACCAAATCTGGAACACTTCGAGTGTCTGATGGGGACAAGGAACTTCGCTTTGAACTCGACATTCCGAACACGACGATCGGAAACGACGCATGGGAATTAATTCAGCGGGGTGATGTTGACGGTGTATCGTTTGGCATGATGGTCACCAAGGACAAATGGTCAGCGGAACAGAGGGACGACAAAAAGATATATAAGCGGTCGATTCTAAACGCTGAATTGTACGAAATTAGTCCCGTAGCCTTTCCGGCATACCCAACGAATGAAGTTAGCGCTCGATCACTTGAAGACTTTAAAGCTTCTGAACAGCGAGCCGCAGATCAATACGAAAAAGAAAAAATGCTGTTGGAACTGGAACTTTGATCCAGTTCTTTTTGTTTTCTAAAAATAGGATGAGGTGATTGAATTGACAAAAGAATTACGTGCTATGCTCCAAAAGCTGGACACGATGAAACAAGAAGTACGCACGATGTTAGCGGAAGATAAAATGACTGAGGCAAAAGCCAAAATGGAAGAGGTACGTTCATTGCAAGCGAAGGTGGATCTGCAACAAGAGCTTGAGGAAACGGAAGCTCGTGGCCTTGGTGGGAAAGAATTGGATGATAACGGAAATGTAGAAGAAAGAGACATGAAGGAACTGGAGTCGGAGTATACCGGGATTGTTTTACGTGGAATACGTCGAAGAAGTATTTCAGCGGAACAGCGTACTATTATTGACGAATATGAGCGGAGAGCCTTGATGAATGAAGGCGGAGCGAATATACCTGATGGCGATGTCGATATCCTCGTACCCAAAGATGTTCAAACTCGCATTAACACTCTTATGCGTGAATTGGGCGATTTAACCCAGTTCGTCACAGTAGAAAACGTGAATACTCTTTCGGGGAGCCGCGTTCTAGAAAAAGATGGAGATATGACCCCACTTCAAGATATCGATGAGCATGGGGAAATTCCAGAGATGGATAACCCTAAATTTACAGTTGTTAAATATCAAGTAAAAAAACGTGGCGGGTTTTTGCCCCTAACAAATGAGCTGCTGAAAGATAATGATGCCAACCTTTTGAAATACGTAGAACGCTGGGTTGCCCGTAAAGCAACATATACACGCAACTATCATCTGATTACATTACTCAAAACATTGGAAGCTAAAGTATTGGCTAATCTAAAGGCTATAAACAAAGTTCTCAATGTGGATTTGGACCCGGCAATTAGCTTAAATTCAATGCTATTGACCAACCAAGACGGTTACGATTGGTTAGACAACCAAGTCGATGGTTTAGGTCGTCCGATCTTGCAAGATGATATGACTAAACCGGGTAAAAAACTATTCAAAGGACGTCGGATTGAAGTTGCACCGAATAGGCTTCTTCCTTCTGACAAAACGAATGCACCGCTCATAATCGGAAATCTAAAGCAGTTTGAGGTGTTGTTCAACCGCCGATTCTTCGAATTGTCCTCGACGCGAGAAGGTGGCGACGCATGGAGACGCGATACAACAGAAATGCGTTTGCTCATGCGTGACGATCATGTTAAATGGGATGATCAAGCTGTTGTTTTCGGACAACTGGACCTATCAAAATGATTGTAGAATTAGAAGAAACAAAAAAATGGTTGCGGATGGATGGCGAGGATGAAGATAGCATCATACAGGAACTCATTCGTGCGGCAGAAGCGTATTTATATAACGCCACGGGCAAGGTGTTTAAGGAGACCAACTACCTTGCCCGTCTCTTTTGTATGGTGTTGGTCGCGGATTGGTATGAAAATAGGGAAATGATTGGTTCTAAACCAAGCTATAAGGCTCGTTTCACCGTACAATCTATGCTTGCCCAGTTACAGTATGGTGATGATGTCGAAGGAGGGGATAGGGATGCATAATACAGATAACTACATGGAACAAGGTGGCAGACGGTGGGTTGTTGGTGGGGAGTTAGCGCTAACCGATACTGGTAAAATCACCAAAGGTGGCAAGGAAATTGAATTTGGTGGGGGAGGGTCCAAAAGTACGGTATCCCATTTAAAACCCATTGCAGACCCAACCAAAGCCACAATAGAAGAAGTAGCAACCGCATATAATGCTCTTCTGGCGGCGTTGAAAGCATGAATCCGGGAAAACTGAATAAGAGGATCACCTTTCAGAAATTCGGTGAAACGACGAATGAAAACGGGTTTAAAACAGATGGCTGGGTGGATGTACAGACGGTTTGGGCGTGCATTAAGACGCTGAAAGGGAAAGAATTTTACGAAGCCTCTACTACACAGAACCAAAATACAACACGGTTTATCATCCGGTATCGAAAAGGGCTTCATCCAGATATGCGCATCAAATATAATAACCGATATTTTGACATTGAAGCCATCATTAATGATGACGAGATGAACAAAACCCTGACGATACACGCCAAGGAGAGGGTACAATGAGCATTCAAGTGTCTGGCATGGAAGGACTATTAGCCCAGCTTCGCCATATGGGGGAAAAAGGAGACGAAATAAAAGAGCAGGCCGAGATGGAAGGCGCAAAAGTCATGCAACAGGCTATCCGGGAGGGCACTCCTATTGGGCCTCACACTAAACATGCTAAGGACCATGTGGAAATTGAAAAGACCGAAGACGGTGTGTTAGTGGGCTACGGTGAAGAGCATTTTTACATGCTTTTTCTGGAAGCCGGGACATCAGAGAGGTATACGAAAAAAACAAAGAAATACAAAGGTAAAGTATCCGCAAGAGGAAATGTAGAACGGATCTACAATAGCCATGAGAAAAAGGCACTGAAAGCTATGCAGGAGGCGGTGAAACGTGAGTTGAACCTATGACCATACAAAGTTTGATACTTAGCAAACTAAGGGAACTACCCGTTCCAGTGGCGTTTGAGACGCATTTTGAGAAAGAGGATACGTATGTGGTCTTTTTTATCAATGATGAACGCCCGCTGTTTTGTGCGGACGATGAAGAACAACTGACCAAGTATTTTATCCAAGTTGATATCTGGTCAAAAGGCGATTACACGGAAATAGAGAAACAAGTTAAGCAGAAAATGCAGGAACTGGATGCCATAAGAACGAGTGCGTTTGGTCTTTATGCTCACGACATACAGATGTATCAAAAAGTCTTGCGTTTTGTGATGAGCATGCCCGCCTAGGCGTGCTTTTTATTTGTAAACAAGGAGGAACAACTATGGGAGTCCCGATTGGGGTAAGGAATTTATATGTGGCACTTCTGAAAACCGACGATAAAAATGGTGCGACGTACGACAAACCCGTCCATCTAGCTAAGGCGGTTGAGATCAGTGTAAAACCGAATGTTTCGGCCACTACGTTTTACGCGGATGACCAAGCATCCGAATCTGAATCCACATTGGCCGACATTGAAGTAGAGATTACAGTAGATCAAATTGGATCTAAAAACGCCGCCATGCTTCTGGGGGCTAAAGTGGATGAAAACGGCGTGCTGGTTTGGAACAGAGATGATCAAGCGCCATATGTTGCATTTGGCTATCAAGGATCTGAGTCCGGTAATGCACATACGTATGTGTGGCTCTTGAAAGGGAAGTTTGCCTTACCCGAAGAAAGCCGGAAAACAAAAGGCGAATCCATCGAGTACCAACCGCCAAAACTTTCCGCAAAATTTCTGCCAAGAGATTATGACGGAAACTGGAAAAGAACCGTCAATAGCGGAGATGTAAATATACCAAAAACCGTAATAGAAACATGGTTTGATCAGGTTTATGAAACGAAGAAGGTAGTACCGCCAGCAGGTGGAGGAACTAAATAGAACATTTTGTTAGGGGATAGGCATTTCTTTGCCTCCCCTTTTTATTTTTAAACATTGAAGGAGGAAGCTATGTCTACATTATCGGAAATTAAACGGCCAAAAGGAGTACAAATTGTCTTTGAGGGTGAAGAAACCCCGCGTACTTTACTTTTTGATATGAATGCAATGTGTGTGCTCGAAGAAAGATTCGGGGATGCGTTAGCGGCTTTTAACAAAATGATTGGCGGTCAAGGTGAAGATGAAAGCAAGCCTAATATTTCTTTTGTTACATTACGTGCATTACTTTTTGCTGGGCTTGCTCATGAAGATGAAACGCTAACCGAACAGCAAGTAGGAGCCAAAATTGGTTTCGATAATATGAGTGAATTAGCGGACAAAATTATAGAAGCCTTTAACTTGAGTATTCCTGGGGAACAACAAAATAGCGGAAAAAACCAGTAACGTCCCAAACCGATGAAAAGGTCGATTGGGACGTTTTATATTATTTCGTTACCGTCACTCTACAAAAGAGTGATGACTTTTTTTGGAGAAGCACCCTGAGACAACTCAATATGCTGATGGGTGTCCACAGAAGACTAAACATGACGGAAGAAGAGCGGAAACAAGAAGAAACACGGGCACAGGAAAAACAAGTAGCCTATCATTACTTATTTTAACGGCGAGGGGGTGAAACGTTGGGAACAGTCGGGAACTTGAACATTAAGGTGAATCTGGATAAGGTCAATTTTCAGAAGTCTATACAGCAGATTAATAGGGAGATGCAGCTGGTTGATGCTGCCTTTAAAAACGCAAGTAGCTCATCGAAAAATTTCGGAAATGCGCAGAACCAGCTAAGACTTAAAGCGGAACAACTATCCAATTTGCTTGGGCTACAAAAGCAAAAGGTCTCCATGTTGACGCAGTCGTACGAAAGAGCCAGAAAAGCCCAAGGTGATAACGCCAAAGAGACTCAAAACTATCTCACCCAGCTTCACAATGCGGAGGCCAGGCTAAATAAACTCCAAGGTGTGCTAGATGCAACGAATAAAAAAATAGCAGATAGTAACGGCAAATGGGCGCAGATGCGGGAAAAAATGCAGTCTGTTGGAAAACGGATGGAGCAGTTAGGCGGCCAGTTACAAAGCGTTGGATCAAATCTCTCCATCGTGTTTGGGGCTACTTTTGCCGGATCAGCCCTGGCGCTCAAGTCTGTTGTAAACAATGCGGTGGAATTTGAGAGCGCCTTTGCGGGTGTAAGAAAAACAGTGGATGCGTCAGATGACGAGTTTAAGAAAATCGAAAAAAGTCTGTTTGACATGTCTGAGCAGATGCCCAGAAGCGCTACACAATTGGCAGAGATAGCCGAAGCCGGTGGTCAGCTTGGCGTAAAAGCAAAAGATATATCCAGCTTTACTAAGACGATTGCCATGATCGCAGATACCACGAATATTGCGCAAGAACAGGCATCCATGGACTTCGCACGTATTGCAAATATCATGGAGCTCCCTATCCCCAAACTGGAAAATCTGGCTAGCTCTGTAGTCTGGCTGGGAAACAACTTTGCGACTACAGAAACCGAAATTTTGGATTTTTCCATGCGGATTGCAGGTGCTGGGCGTGTGTTAGATATTCCCGCCGAAAAGATCATGGCCTTATCCGCCCACTTCTCAAGCTTTGGTATTCGCGCTGAAGCTGGCGGTACAGCGTTTAGTACGATCATGACCAAGATAAGCAATGCCGCCGCTAAAAATGGAGATGAACTGAAGCTGTGGGCAAAAATAGCTGGCATGTCGGCGGCAGAGTTTAAGAAAAAATTTAAAGAAGATGCCGCGGGGGCTTTCGCAGATGTAAGTAATGGTCTGGGTCGTATCAAAACAGAGGGTGGAGATTTAAACGCCGTTTTAGACGATCTGGGAATCAAAGAGGCACTGCAAATCGATTTGATGAAACGTACTGCCGGAAGCGGGGATTTACTCAAAGAAGCTCTGAATGGGGCATCCGAAGCCTTTCAGGAGAATGTCGCCATGCAGAAGGAAGCGTCAACCCGGTACGAGACGACAAAGTCAAAACTCATCATGATGAAGAATACATTCCAGAATTTACAAACCGAAATTGGGGCTGCCCTGCTGCCGTTTGTCAGCAAATTGGCGGAGGCTTTTTCTGCCTTAACGAAAAAGTTTCAAGGCTTATCCCCATCGATGAAATCCTTTATCGCTGTTGCCCTTGTTGTGGCTTCGGCAATCCTGGGTATATTAGCCGCACTAGGGGCTGTGATGTTTTTCGCCGGTACGGCATTGAGCGGTTTTGGAGCACTGGCAACGAAGCTAGCTGGCACAGAGAAAGGGGCGAAAGCGGCAGGTCTGGGGCTTACCGCTATGTTTGGTCCATTAGGTTTAATCAGTAGAGCGCTCATTACGCTCTTACCGTTTATTGTCAAATTTATAGCGACCAACGAAACCTTGAAAAACGGCTTTACTCGTGCGTGGTCGGCCATTTCGAATGCCGTTAAACCCGCAGTGGAGGCTATCGGAAACGCTCTGAATCAATTAGAGCCCGTATTCACAAGTATTCTAACCGGAATAGGAAATGCTTTGGGAAATGTGATCCCCGTTATCGTCGACGTGATCTCTTCACTATCTAACGGTATAGCGAATGTGTTTAACGGGATGTCAAACGTTGCTGGAGGAACAGGGAACCAGTTAACGAGCATTTTCACAACGATAGGTGAGGTGTTAACGACGGCACTGTCGGCTATTGGAGTGGCTATTCAAGCTGTCATGCCCTTTTTCGGCGCTTTAGTTCAAGTCGGCGGGTCCATTTTAGAAGCCCTCAGCCCGGTATTTGATCAATTTGCCCAAATGTTCACGGAGTTAGCACCAGAGTTTCAGAAGACAGGTCAGGTGATTGGAGACTCTTTTAGCAGCTTGGGACCTGTGTTTGCTGAACTGGGTCAAGCGTTTGCAGAATTATTTTCGACTATAGGGGGTCTGTTTGCGTCGGAATTACCTGTCATATTAGAAATGGCTTCTGGTTTGTTTCAGACGTTCGTGGAGACGGCAGTTCCGGCGTTTGCTGAAATCGGGAAAGTCATTGCGGAACTAGCGGCAACGGTTTTACCTATTTTGTTAGCTGCATTTACTGCCATTTTCCCAATTATTATTGAGGTCATCCAAAGTGTCCTGCCCATTGCCATAGAGCTTTTCCAGTCCGTGATTACCGTGATTGCCCAAATTGCCCAGGCGGTTCTTCCTGTTTTGGTGCAGGTGATACAAACCGTGTTCCCAATCGTGTTAGAGGTCATTCAGGCAGCGATGGCGGTAATTATTCCGGTCATAGCGGCGATCGTTCCCGTTATCCTGAACATTACGCAAGTGGTCATTCCGATTATTCTGGAAGTCGTGCAAGCCGTCTTTCCTGCGATCATGGAAATTATACAAATGGTCATTCCCATCGTGATTGAAATCTTATCCGGTGTGGCTTCGCTTATCAAAAATGTGGTGGTGCCCGTCATCAAAACCATTTTGCAGATTGTGCAAGCCGTCTTTCCTGCCGTGATGCAAATTATCAAAAGTGTGATTGGGATTATTACAAACATTATTAAATTTTTCACCTCCCTCCTGAAAGGCGACTGGTCGGGAGCCTGGGAAGCCATCAAGGGGATTACCGATAATTTGCTAGGGATTATCAAGGGCATTATCTCCGGGGCGGTTGAAGCCGTCAAGGGCATTTGGAAGGGCTTAAAAGATGGTGTCGTTAAACTGGCATCCGACATGTGGGACGGTGTATGTAAAATGATGGAATCCCTAAAAGATTCCATTGTTAAGATATGGGATGATGTCGTGGCATTTTTTAAGAAAATCGATCTATTACAAATAGGTGAAGACATTATCAAGGGGCTCATAAATGGGGTTAAGAACATGGCTGGTGCGGTATGGGATGCCGTCACAGGAGTAGGCGAAAGTATCGTAGACGGATTTAAATCATTTTTTAACATCAACTCTCCCTCTAGGGTAATGGCGAAATTAGCTACAAGTATACCCGAGGGCGTGGCGAAAGGTATCAAAAGTGGTGCCGACGCTGCCTACAAAGCGAACGATGAGCTAGGTAAGAAATTGTATAACACCTCCAAACAATGGATGACGAAACGCCGCGATCTTGTTTTAAATAAAGACGTTATGCATGTGCAGGCTAAGTTGGTAGATCCACATAGCATTGCAAGCATAATAAATGGTAATGCACGTTCGATTATGCCGAACAATATACGAAACATTCGAAATTATAATAATACAACGAGCTTTCAGCCCAATGTTGTCATACAAGCTCAGGACTATTCGCAAGCTGAACGTAAACAAAGAAGGATGCTGACCGAAATAGCCTTAGAATTGGGGATGAGGTAATGGAACAGGTCATATTTACAAATAGCAGGGGCGAATCTATTACATGTAGTAGGTTCGCTCCTTTTAAATTGACTAGCCGCGTTTTTTCTGATGGGATGCATGCCAAAGTCGTAACCCAAAGATCCCCTTATCAAGATGGGGTTACGTATGTGGACGGTCAGATCCAAGAACGGGGGATACAGCTTGAATTCTTAATCGTTGCCGAAAATAAAAACCACATGGCGCAGTTAAGACGGAAAATTAGCTCGATATTCAATCCGAAATTAGGCATGGGTGAATTAGAGTGCCATTTACACGATGGCATTAAACGAAAAGTAGATTGTGTGGTTGAAATAGCTCCATCGTTTCCTAAGGAAAAAGAGACACGTACGACGCGCGTACAGCCGTGCCTGGTGTCTCTTTTTTGCCCGTCTCCCTATTGGGTAGATGCGTATACGACAAGCCGCCAAATGAGCTATGTCATGGGCGGCTACAAGTTTTCTCTCCGGCTGCCTGTATCGTTTTCCAAGCGGTCTTTTCAGCGCGGAGTCGTAAACGAAGGGGATGTAGAAACACCCGTAAGCATCGAATTTAAAGGACCAGCACAGAATCCCACCGTGTATAACCGAACCACGGGGGAATTCATCCGGGTTAAAAGGGATTTGAACGAGAATGACATCTTGCATATTGACACTACATTCGGAAAGAAAAGAGTCGAAATCGTCCGCGCAAGTGGTAGGGTGGAGAATGCGTTCCACTACATCGATCTCGCCAGCTCATTTTTTCAACTGGTGCCGGGCTCAAATACACTAGAATATAACAGCAATAACGATAGCAGCAAAACAAAAGTTACGGTTACGTATAGAAACCGATACGTGGGGGTGTAAGGATGGAACCCATCAGACTCATAGACACGGATTTTAATCTTTTGGGAGAGGTAGACTCGTATTCATCCCTGAAATGGGTTCGTCGTTGGCATAAACCCGGCGAGGTCGAATTGCGCATTAATCCTTTCATGCAAAATGCGAATGAGCTCCAGGAAGATGTGATCCTATTTAAAGCCAGTCGTCCGGAGGAAGCAGTCATTATCAAGCATCGGGAAATTAGTATAGGGGAAGATGGAGCAGAAGAACTCATAGTCAAGGGGAGTATGCTGGCTAGTCTAATCGGGCGGCGCATTACGTACCCTCCAGAAGGTAGAGCCTATGACTATATGAACGCGCCCATTGAAACCATCGTAAAGCAAATAGTGAAACATAATTGTATAAATTCAGTTGACCGAGAACGCAGGATTCCGGGTTTCATCTGTGCGCCTGACCAGGGACGCGGGGAGAAAATCCAGTTTCAGACCAGATATAAACCATTGGCCGAAGAAGTAGAGAAACTGAGCTTGATGTCCCAAATGGGCTGGGGGGTATCGTTAGATATCGAAAATCGATGGTACGTCTTTGACATGCTAACCGGACGAAACCTAACGGCGGATCAGGATATACGCCCTCCTGCTATTTTTTCCACGGACTACGATAACATCGAAAGTCAGTCCTATGTAAACAGTGCAATTGGACATAAAAACGTGGCAATAATCGGTGGACAGGGTGAGGGAGAAGACCGAAAAATCGTTACGGTAGGTACATCAACGGGTCTAAATAGATACGAAATGTTTGTGGACGCTAGAGACGTTGGGACCAAAGAGGAAGGGAAGACGCAAACAGAGTCAGAGGTAGAGCAGATGCTGACGGATAGAGGGCACGAAAAGCTGTCGGAAGTAAAACGGGTAGAATCTCTCGAAGCCAAGATCCTGACCCAATCCAATCTCACCTACCGTAAGGATTACGATTTAGGGGATGTCGTGACCGTGCTAAATCGCCAGTGGGGGCTGACGATGAATACAAGAATTACCGAAGTGGCGGAAGTATATGAACCCTCCCAAGTTCGCATAGATATTACTTTTGGTAACAGTATTCCGACACTAGCGGATGTAATAGGACGAAAACTAAGGAGTTGATGAGGTTGGCAGAAACCTACAGATTTTTTGACTCGACAGATACGGACGAACGACTCTACACGGCAGATGAATTCGCGGAGTATTTCCGGCAAGTCCTCAGTGACGGTATATTTAACGGCGGAAAAAACTTAAAAGTGGAGTCTACGGGAAAAAACATGGAAACGTATATTCAACCGGGCTATGCCTGGTTACAGGGGTACCTGTATGCCGTCAAGGATACGCGGTTACCTCTACAGCACCCTTATCCACATGCTACGCTGGATCGTATTGACCGGGTTGTCATCAGACTGGATAAACGCCTGGAACATCGGTATGTGCGGGCTTTTGTCAAAGAAGGGACACCCTCGACTACTCCCAGCCCTCCTGCATTAACACGTAACGATAACGTGTTTGAAATCAGCCTGGCGCAAGTGAAAATAGCAAAAGGTAAATCTTATATCGAAGCCTATCAAATCACAGATGAGAGGCTCAACAAAACCGTTTGTGGCATTGTGAACTCTCTTATCCAAGCCGATACTACCACTATTTTTAATCAATTCCAGAAATGGTTTGAAAGCCGTACAGCAGACTTTGAAAAAGAGTGGAAAGAATGGCTGGAGAAGATGAAAGATCAAGGGGGAGGGAAATTTGGTGTAACATCCGTCAATGGTAAGACCGGGGATGTGATACTGATGGCCAAACATGTTGGAGCTCCAAGTATAAATGATCTCAGGGCATACGCCCTGAAAGGCGAACCCGCGGGGCAGTACACGCCTACGTTTTTGAATGGTTGGTACGTACAAGCAGGTGAAGTCAAAGGGGTTTGCTACTACAAGGATCAATTCGGCTACGTCCACCTTTATGGCACTTGCTCAGGGACTAAAACTGAGTTTGGCACACCTTTATTCAACCTCCCGGCTGGGTTTCGTCCAAGTGGTGTAATCCGCGTTGGTTGTCTGATGATCGACTTTGCAGACTATTCCAGATCTATTCAATTTCTAGGAGTTTACCCCAGTGGAGAGGTATTGGTAGAAAGTTATGGGCTACCCGGTTTTGTCTCGTTCACCATTTTCCCCTCCACATTTTACGGACAAAGGTAGGTGTTTGAGATGGATAAGATCATACAAGCGAGTCGAGTAGACAAAGCAGGCAAATATGTAGAGGCACTGGCGCTCATAGAGAAAGACGGCAACTATTTTAATCTTTTGGACCAAGAGGTACCCATAGATGATACTGTCGTATTTGATCCTTTACCCATGCCGATTTATACGCCTATTTGGGATTTCAAGCGGAAAGTCTGGAAAGAAGGACTTTCCGCTGAGGAGATTGAGCAAATTAAAAACCGCCCAGATCCTCCAGACCCAGTGAAGGCCATGGAAAAACAGATCAAAGCTTTGCAAAAAGCACTGAACTACGTCTTGGTTGATCAAGAGGAGGCGAGCCGATGAAAAGTGAATTGTACCCCCATTTCTTTTATTGTTGGCAGAATCAGACGGTAACTCCAAGGCAGTTGGAGCGAGCTGTAGAAAAAGGGTATATAACAGAAAAAGAGCGTAAAACGATATGTCAAGTGGAGGTGAGGGATGATGGAAGACCAAATTTTTAATACAGTGCTGAACACAGGAGCCTTTGGGGCTCTTTTTGTTTGGCTGCTGTTCACTACCATGAAGAAAAATGAAGTTCGGGAGAAGGAGTATCAAAAGACCATTAGTGAGAACCAGGAAGTCATTCGGGAGCAAGCTAAGTCTTTTAGCCTTCTTTCAAGTGATATCGCGGAGATCAAAGGTATTCTGAAAGGAAAACCTGAGAACGGAGGTACTGAATGATGGAAATTAGACAGATGTTATTAGACCCAAGCAAATATGGTGTTAAATGTCCGAATAAAATGGCACCGAAATATATTACGTTCCACAATACCTACAATGATGCTCCAGCGGAGAATGAGATTCGCTACATGATTGGAAATAACAGAGAAGTTAGCTTCCATGTTGCTGTAGACGATAAGGAAGCTGTCCAGGGCATTCCTTTTGATCGAAACGCCTGGCATTGTGGAGATGGGAACGGAACAGGAAACCGTCAATCCATTGGCGTAGAAATTTGCTATTCCAAGTCCGGTGGCAACCGCTATTACAAGGCCGAGGACAATGCGGCTATTATCATTGCTCAGCTTATGAAACAGTTTTGTATTCCTATAAGTAATGTGGTACCACATCAGCATTGGAGCCGTAAATACTGCCCGCACAGAATGTTAGATGAGGGAAGAGTGCCAAGCTTTATAGAACGAATTAAACAAGCATACGAAGGAGAGGAAGACGACATGAATAGAACCTTACAACTGGAAGATTGGCAATGGAAACAGCTCTATGACAACATGGGGAAAGCCTGGAATGCAGGATTATTCACGGATTGGAATTGGATGGTGAAAATAGAAAACCGTTGTCTTACCGTTGATGAATTGGTATGGCTCAATAACCACATTTCGGCAAGTGGCTTGTAGAATAAAAAATAGGCCCGTCACGGCAACGCTTATGCACCATTCCCACAGATAAATGATGCATAAGCGAAAGTCCGCGCGGTTCATGGAAAAAGGAGAACCACCCCACCGTTTAAAGGGGTGAGAACGGGGTGGCACTAGTATAATATGCCACAACAGCTCGTTGTTGCTTAGCAAACGAAAAATAGGCGAGAAATAAGACGAGCAAATTTAAAAGGAATTTATAGACTTGTTGAATAGAGGAGGAAGGACGCTATGAATATAGAAATCACAGATGTTGTCATTGTTGCGGTCATAGTCGGTCTTGTTGAAATGGCGAAAGGAATCGGACTCCCGGTTCGTCTGGCCCCGGTTCTGTCCGTTATTTTGGGTGTTGCGGCTGGAGTTGTTTATTTGGCAGTATGGGACATTAAAACATGCATTATGTATGGGATTATTTGCGGTCTTACTTCATGTGGGCTATATAGTGCTGGTAAGAGTGCAGTAAAGAAGGAGCAGTAACGATCAACCAGAACAAAAGGAGGATGGATACTGTGAATAGTCAATTAAAGAGATTTATTCGTGATGGAATATCTGAAACCTTGAAACAGGAAAAGGCATTTGAAGAGGAGTTCTCGAGAGTATCAAGGGTAACCCCGCAAGCTTAGGCCCGCGGGATTTTTTTAGTGGATTAGTTGTCTATTTTTTTGATTTCTGGAGTTACTTTATAGGTGTAACCTTCATCAACGGATCTTTTTGATATACCGTTTTTATTTACAGGTCTTACCTTTACAGAAAAATCAGTTCCATAATCTACTTCGTATTTACCGGTCCCTATCAAATTTGCCGTTCCATCTAGATTGGGAGATAGTCTTCTATCTGGAGCATAATTTGCGAAATAAGCAAGATTAGCCCTAAGACGATATACTTCACCAGAGGAATAGTAAAAAGTTGCATTAGCTGAAGAGCTTATTTTAGATAAGAGTTTTACATCTCCTTTCGCTTTAGCCTGATTTAAATTTACAATTACCTCCACAGACGAATGTGCAGGTACTTTAATATTTTGCGGGGAGGCTGTATACGCATAACTTATCGAGTTTGTTTTGGAGGATGTGTCTGAGAAGTTATATTCAGTCGATAATTCCATCCCCGTTTCTCCCACAAGAGGGATTTGGAACTTTGCAGTAGCTTTAGTTCCTAATTTAAATCCGTGTGTAGTAGAATTAGTAACAGAATTTTGAATGGTTTTTGTAAAACTATTTGTAGATAATGTTTGTTCTTGATCAGTATTATTTGTCAAAATTGTCTTTCCTACAAATATAGGAGTTAATTCATTAAATTTAGGTGAACCATCCTGTTCAACTGAAAGTTCTTTGATAGAAAGGGGGGCAGGGTCAAATTCGCTCCGTAAGAATTCTCCTGAATGATTGATAATAAATGTACCTATAAAATTCGTAGCATCCTGGAATGGCTCTTTCCAGTCTACTATACCTATATTTTTTTGTGCTTCTATTTGCGACTTATAATTTGTATTATTTACTTGAGCAGCACTAGCACTATCCAAGGCTGTAAATGATGTTCCTATAGATGCAACAGTAGCTAAAACCAACAGTTTCTTTCCGTATTTTTTATTCAATTTTATCACCCCATGATGAATTTAATTTTACTTTTTTGCGTTAAAAGAAAGGGCTTTCAAAATAAAGTGTATTTAAGCAAAAACTTAGTTTGACAAACCACAGATGTATTATACTATAGTAAGTTCATAGTCTATCCCTCCAGATATTATAGTAGAGTACGACTAAATAATATCATAATTTGATAAAAAAAACAAGAAAATTGTGAATTTTTTGAGACTAATATAATGTATTTGGCCTATTTGGTTATATGAAAGAGATACATTCAAATCTAAAGAGTATTGCAGATAAAAATGGAAGATCGATAAGGCAAATAGCGAAGGATATCGATTATCGTTTTGAGTCTATAAGACAGTTATATAATAATGAGTCAAAGCATTACCCGAAAGAACTATTAACAAAGCTATGTAATTACTTCAACTGTGAAATTAGGGAGCTCTTGGTTTTAAAAGAAGATGACGAATAACCTGTCTTTGCGGCAGGTTATTTTTACATTGATTTCTTTGTATAAGCCGAGGTAATGCTATTGTTGGTTGTGATTTTCATAGTTTTTTAGCAATTTGGTTGGTAGGTAAGATTGTCAAGAGGTTTTAAAAACTGTGAGAAAATTTTTGAAAGGTCTTGACAAAAGCTCTTTGCAACCATCTCACCCGAAAACATCTGTTTTTGCAACCGGATAGACAATTGAAGTGCTTGTACTTGTAAAGAGATAATCCATATACTTGGAATTGACTTATTTATCCCTAAATTGTAATATTTAGAAGTAACTAAATCTTATATTGAGGAGATGGTAAACATGTATTTGTTAAATTGGGGAAAAAGAAAGAGCGTTATTCTATCTATGGCATTTTTCATGGCCTTGACCTCTTTTGTGAGTATAGGTTTAAATCCCGTTGTAGCCGCTGAAAGAAGTGATTCACAAACAGAGTTGGTTGCGATTGTAGTAAAAGATAACTTGGAAAGAATCGGCGATTTGTTGAAGGTAAAAGACAAGCAAAAACTTAAGCAAGATCTGGAAGAGAACAATTTAGAACTTTCTGTACAAGATATTCAATCACAAGTAGATAATTTCAATACCATGTTACTCGGATTGCAAGGACAGGATAAAAAAGAGCAATTAAGTAAAGCATTACAAGAAGTTGAAAATGAGATTGTAAAAGCGGAACGTGCTGCAGGCGTAAGGACACTTGGGTGTTCTGCAGTTTTAGGAGGATTAAGTTTGATCCATTCAACTGGATATGGAGCTCTAGCACTTGCATTAGGAGTATCTGGTCCTCTTGGTTTAGGAGTTTCAGCAGGTGTTGGAGCATTATACTATGTAGGCGGTTTAGCTTGTCATAATTAAAGGTGAGCCAAAAATGGGAATTCTTAAGAAGTATGAATTGTCTTTCATGCAGTTATTTCTAATGGTTTTTCTTTCTTACCTAATAACGTCAAGGTTTACAAGTAACATTCCTAGATATGTTTTGGTTATTTTAATCATCACGGTACTTAATGTTTTTATGGAAACTTTGTTCAATAAAAAACATACACGGGAACAAAAAGCACTTTGGTTCACATTAGCTACGTTACCGTTTAATGCATGTATTGTATTCTTGTATATAATTTATTTTGCTTAGCACAAGCAATACAGAAACAGCGCCCAGGATTAATTTCCTAGGCGCTCTTTTGTTACTTACTAACTGGTAAGTCAAATAATTCGCAGGTTTCCAGAGTAGCCTTCAAAAGTTCGCGGCATGCATTGACTTGTATCTCGTCGTGGGTATTTTCAAAAAACTCTATCCTGCTTTCTATTTCTATAACTCGGCTAATGAGTGCGCAGCTAATTACATTTACCTGGACGGGAGAAAATACTTTATATGGATCAATTTTCTCCATTCCTTATTCCTCCCACAGTTGAACTTCTTCCAGCAGTTCATCTATATCTTCTTTGTTTGTGACATACTCTCTGAGTTTTGTTAGAAAACTCAACATGCCGTCCCTAGTGATTTCTGTATATTGGACAGTCGCGCTGTCAGTAATTACGTGTAATACTACCTTGTTCATCTGATTTTCAATTTCGAGGTTTAGAAGCATTTCACATGTGTTCAAGATCTCCGCCATCTGCGCCACTGACTTTCCACGGCTTTGGTTCACTTTAAAAATGGTGTTCATTTATCTTGTCCCCCCTTAAACAGGTCATATGCTTTAACCAGATTTTTTACTCTTTGTACAATCACTACATCCGAATGGTCTGACCATAAAAGTAAACGCAAAATGATTACAAACATGTTTTCAGGTGAACCCTTACATTCCGACAGATGGTCGTAGTAGTTACGTACCGATCCCAGGTAATCTCCCATTCCCTTATTCCCTCCATTTACAACCGGCTTATTTATTCCGAACCACTTTTACTAAAGCTGCTATGGATAAAACCAAAGCTAATAAGGCAACGATCCATGTAATTGTGTCCATGCATATTACCTCCATTTATTTTTTACCGCTATTGTGTTAAGATTGGGGTGGAGGGGAAAGCATCCCCTCCAAAGGAACTTTTAACGTTTGCGGGCTATGCGGCGTTTGGTTCCTTTTTTCTTTTTCTCTTGTCGGCTATTTAAGTTAAGTATTATTGCAGTACTGAGTTGAACTAATGCCGTCAAGAGTAGTACCCAATCTCGTAACTCCAAACATTTTCACCCTTTCTGGAAGCTTGTGTTTCACTTCCTGTATATAATGTATCATAAACTGTAGTTGCAGTCAACAACCTTATTTGACTTCCTGTATATTTTTTATTACTATAAATACATAAAGTACACAAAAGGGAAAGGGGGGCCTAAATTGTTTACTTATAAACCTTTGTGGAAGCTATTGTTGGAAAGGGATATGAACAAACAAGATTTACGTAAGGCGCTTGGATTTGGTCCGTCTACTATTGCGAAGATGGGCAAAGGAGAATATGTATCACTAGAGGTAATAGATAAAATTTGTACGTATTTCGGCGTACCAGTTGAAGATGTTATTGAGCATATACCGGACCCGGAGGAAAACGAAAAGACCACAGAGGAATAATCCAATGTAGTCTTAATCGATGGAAATATGATACAATAGTACAAGCAATAGTGGCTTATACGTGGGCGGTCGGCATCACCTCGGAAAGGAGGTGATGCTATGGAGACGTTTCAGGCTCTTCAATTAATGTTCTTATTTGGAATGTTTATTTTAGCGCTTCTAACGTTTATCCAGAAAATGAAATAGATCGCCCACCATCCAAAGGTTAAGTGCGATCTATTCGTAATTCCTTTAAGCCGACCGCTAGTAGCGCGGCTATTGCCGACCGTGGACGTTCCAGCGTCTGCGGTCTTTTTTAGTATATGTCTGATACCATTATTTTAACACATGTTTATTTTATTTAAAAGATCACGAATTTTTTCGAAAAAAAATAAAAGCCCCGAAGGGCTTACTTAAATAATTTCTTTACCAGGCTCCAAAAACTAACGGTAGTTCGGTTGTATACCTTATTGTATCTACCTGGTGCTTAATGCTTGTTCGGGCTGAGAGTGATTTCTTGATGCTTGGCTTACGTACGCCCAATTTCATATGATATCCGTTCTTTCTAGTTAAAAACGCCAGGGTCATACCAAGAGTCTTCCAAATACATCTTATCACCTTTGCTCTGATAGTTGGCTTTAGCTATGTTGTTCCCTTTTTTCAGGTAAGGTACCTCCCAAAAAACCGTTACCTCAGTTACATTTTCCGCTTTTGCTAAGTTGGCCGCTAAATCACTCCCGTACATGTCCAACATTCCTTTAGCAGTACCGGCTGTATTCATCCTATCAAAGGATAAATGTGCCAAAACTATGTAATCATCAGGTTTTTCGGTCCCCATATGTTCATTTACCGAGATTTCTTTAATGGATGTTTCTTCATATTTCTTAATAAATTCTCTGGTTTTACTTTCGATTTCTCTTTTAGCTTGTTCCACAGGATTTGGGGTAGACTTCGGCGTGGGCGCGGGGGTGGTTGTTGGCTTAGGGGTAGGTTCAAGACTTGGTTTAGGTGTCGCTGTGGGAACGGGCTTTTTGCTCGCGTCAGTAGATGCCTCTTTGCTACCGCAAGCAGATAGTAGTGTTAAAACTAAAATAATACTTACAATACCGCATACTCGTTTCATTTTTAAATTCTCCTTATTTCCTAAATTTACCTACATTACAATTCTAAGGAATATGGCATAAAAAGCAATACCTTTTCTACATTTTTTTGTGAAAGACTCTGTACCCAATGGGGACGAATTGGGGACGAAATGTACTCGGACTTACAGTAATTCACTCGGATACGAACAGAAGCGAACAAGAAAAACCCTTATAAATCAAGGGTTTTTAAGATGTACGTAGATATATTAGGGGCTCGGGTTCACCTAGACAGGGTAGGGGGCGTAAGCCATTGGAAGTTCAATTCCTCCCTACAGAATAATGGGAAAAGTCTTGTATATCAAGGCTTTTCTCCTTTTTTGAGGACTTTCTAGGGGTGGGAACGTATGATCTATTTTTTATTGTTGGGGACGGATTGGGGGCGAATACTATCTGGTGCAAACTTATCGAATTTTTCAGCGGTCTCTCTACTAACTTTCTTTGTAACGTGGGCATAAACATCGGCTGTTGTTTGGTGCTTGGAATGCCCAAGCCTTTGCTGAATTGCCTTCATTGACGCTCCAGCCTCAATAAGTAAGGTGGCACTTGAATGTCTGAGATCGTGGAATCGTACGCGTTTCAGATCATGCCGTTTGATGAATTTGCTCCACCATTCCGATGGGTAGGAATAAAAATACGGCTTGCCCAAACCAGCGTGAAAAACATATCGTCTATCGCCTCCGATCCATTTATCACCGACAGACAATTTTTCTTTTTTCCATTCACGTTCATATTCTTTAAGTTCCACCATATACCATTGAGGCATATCGATGGTTCGTATGGAACTTTTAGACTTAGGTTCCTTTTCAATTGCACGACTATCCACAGTTAAAGAAATACTTTTTCGTATACTGATGGTTTTGTTTTCGAAATCGACATCAGACCACTCTAATCCAACCAGCTCACCTCGTCGGCAACCGCCAAGCATGGCACCTAGAATTAATAATCGCCATCGTCGCGGTTCTTGATAAAGTGCCTTGATAACTTCTCTAGCTTCTTTTTCATCGTAAAAGTCAAGTTGGGTTTGTTCTACTTTTGGCTTCTTCACTCCAACTGTTGGATTAGACTTAATCAACTGCCACTCCGTAGCTCTGGTCAGAATATTTTTTAATACGCGGTAGATAAACTGAATTGTGCCGGGTGAAAGAGTATCACCTTTATTATCCTTACGTGACCCAGGTTTACCGAGATCATCAATAAAGGTTACAATGTGCAGTGTCTTTATATCTCCTAAAAACTTATGCCCAAACGTCGGCATGATATGATTCTCAATGTGGTGCATGTACGTTTTGTATGTCAGTGGAGACAGGTTTTTAGGTTTTGAAGCATATTTAGGCTCCCACTCATTTTCAATGAATTGTTTTAGCGTCATTTTCTCCGGTTTAATGTACTCTCCAGATAAAACCTCTTGTTTAAATTTCGCCAGTTCATCCTCTAGGTGTTCCCTCAGCTTCTTTTTTGTTTTCAGAAGTGTTTTATCTTCGACTACAACCTTCCTTCTTAGCCGATTACGGCTACCATCTTGGTTATATCCAAGGTCAATTGTCAGCCGCCAAGTATTCTCTCCTCGTTTTTCAATACTACCCTTTGCCATTTTAATTCCTCCTAAAAAACATATGTTCTGTTTTTATGTATATTAAACAGCCGCCTTGCAGCTGGAAAGCATGAAGATTATTCGAACAATTCTTTGACACCTAACGGTTCAAAGCATACAGTGTAATCACCAATCGTTACATATAATCCATATATTTCTTGATAGCGCTTTAGGGCCGCATCAAGAAATTCCTCGGTAACACCGAGGTAATCTGCCAGTTCATATCGGTTTTGAATTCCTATTTTATGGGCTTGTATAATAGAGCCTAAACAGATTACCTTTTTATAGCCCCAAGTTCGTGCTTGCAGTTCTTGTTTGCGGTTTGTTATATCAGACTGTTTGAGTATATTTCCAGCAGTTGTATAATGATGTCCAAGCTCCTCAACTAGAATGCACTTCTTTTCTACTGTGGTGACAATACACTTATTGATCCATACTGTATTATTACAGTACAAACCTTTTATAGAACCTCTTATATGTTCTTCGTAGATGTCCACACCATGCTGTGATGCTTCTATGAGCAGTTGTTCGTATGTCATGGTTGAGTTACTCCTGATTTCGTCTTTTTGATTTCACAAACTCCTTAAAACGTTCAATTTCCTCTAATTCTTCCTCAGTCCATTCTTCACCGTCATGGTGAGCGGCTATGGTTTCGGGCTCCTTTTTTTCTAAGCCGAGAAGGAAGTCAAGAGATACATCAAAAAGCATAGAAAGGTGACGGACTGTTTCTAACCGAGGATCTCCTAGATCGTTTTCCCATTTTGAAATCATACCCTTATTGATGGATGTCCCAAAATTTTTATTTAGTTTTTCAGCCAATTCCTCTTGGGATAATTTATGTTTAATGCGTAACTCTTTAATCGTTTTACCTATTGAATATGACATTTTTACTTCTCCCTTAATTTAGATGTATCTAATATCATATTACATCGTAGGTTTCATTAATGCAACATTTATTTAGAATTTCAGAAAAAAAGTTATTGACTTTGAAACCTACCGCGCATATACTTGATTTAGGTTTCGAAAATGAAACAAAGGAGGTCACCAGTTTGAAACAAATTAAGCGTCGGCACGTCCCTTACACAAAGTTCAAGGCATTCTTAGATGAAACTGGGGTGAACCAGAAAAAAGTTGCGGAATTATTGGGAAAATCGACATCTGCATTTAACCAAAACTTGAATGGAACTGGCGGAGATTTTTCTGTTGCCGAGCTAAGAGTTATTTGCGAGCAATTCAATATTAGTGCGGATGAATATTTTTTACGTCCTGGGGTTTCTAAAATGAAACAAAAGCTTTCAAAAGAATTAGAAAGTGAGGCAACACAATGAATCAATTAATTCAAACCCACTCAAATGAAAATGGGAACTTACTTGTAAGTGGTCGTGATCTACATGAATTTTTGGAGATCGGCACTGAATACAGAAAATGGTTCGGGCGAATGGTTGAATATGGTTTCACGGAGAATGTGGATTTCGTAAGGGTGACCCAAAAATGTCCGACCCCTGGGGGTATGCAGGAAATCGTTGACCACCACATCAAAATTGAAATGGCGAAAGAGTTATCTATGATTCAACGGAATGACAAAGGCAAACAAGCCAGGCAATACTTTTTAGACCTTGAACGGAAATGGAACAGCCCAGAAATGGTCATCAAACGGGCCCATGAATATCTTGAACAGAAAGTAGCCGCTCTAACAACAGATAAGTTGGTGTTAACACAACAGGTAAATGAATTACAACCGAAAGCATCCTATTACGACACGGTGCTTCAGAATAAATCGCTATTATCTGTTACTAAAATTGCCAAAGATTACGGAATGAGTGCAAAAGCTCTAAATCAGAAACTACATGAACTTGGAGTCCAATTTAAGCAAGGAGACATCTGGCTGCTCTATGCGAAGTACCAAGACAAAGGATATACACAAACCACCACTCACGTAATCGACGCAGAGAAGTCGAAAGTAAATACGAAATGGACTCAAAAAGGAAGACTCTTTATCTATGATTTGCTTAAGAAAGAGGGAATCCTTCCGGTCATCGAAAGGGAGTCTGAGGCATCATGACCGCAGTAGAAAAGGCAATCGCGGATATGGTAGCAACTCAGGTAGCAGAAGCTGAAAAGCGTATCCTGGAACGACTGTCTATTCCGACAGATCGCACTCTAACTTTCTCAGAGGCTTGCGAACATCTGCAAGTATCCGAACATATTTTACGCCAGCTATGCCGGGAAAAGCGAATCCCACATAGAGTTATCGGCTCAGAGGGTAGCCGAAAGCCAAAGTATTTGTTTAGCTCGGTTAGTCTGGATAGATGGGTTCGTGAGCAAGAGGAACGGAATTATAAAAGGAGCTGAAGTGAATGTATGAATCAAGACTTGCATCTATAAAAAGACATCTCGAACAACTCCAGGAACGTTTGACTACTTTAGACAGTTACCGAGGATGGATCTATGTCTACACTGAGGATGGGACGAGAATTTTTGAAGATGTAGACAGTGAGTTGTTGGAGTTGATTAAAAGTGAAACTCAACAGAGCATAAAATTTTGTGAGTCGTGGCTGAAGGAGAATGAAAATGAACCAAAAAGCTGCTCGAAGCATCATTCAGAGGAAGTTAAAAAGGAGGATTGCCGGAATGATTAATGATTTTGAAAAGGTAGACCGCGCTACATTTGTTGAATTCATGAAATTCTTAATTCGTCAGAAAGCCGGAAAGAACTTGGAGGATCTGGAGTTTGTTGTATACAGTACGATTCAAACAGCTATATCGGCAGGTATACCTCAAGAAATTTTATCTAATGTAGTACCAGAATTGTACAAGAAGCTCAAAGCAGAACGGGATGCCGCTACCAAACTACAGTAAAGGAGATGAAAAACCAAATGTACGATTTTAAAGCAGCTCGAAGAAGAATTGAAGAACTCAAACTCATCTACCGCCTAAACAAAAAGAGTCACCAAGAAGATGGCACTTGGGATTGGTGGTTGACGGCTCAAATAGAAGAAATAGAAAAAGAGATCCATAAAAATAGAACGGCTGTCCTGCACGACGACCGTTCTGCCAAAAAAAAGGTATACCCAATCATACCACAATGGGGGAGAGGTGCGCAATAAATGAGATACGGAATTAAATTAAATGGGTCGCTTGAAGAAACGTATGACACTCCAGAAGAAGCTTATCATGCAGCTGAGTTAAGATGTGGAGACACTGGTTTGTTTTATGAAGTTGTGGCTGTCACGTCGCTCATGGAGACAGTGAGCAAATTGCAGTCGAAGTTAGAGGATTCTCTTAAACGGGAATTAGAGCTCATGAATGCCTTAATGGAAGTAAAAGGAACCCTTAGATGGGGAGATGCAGAAAATGCGGTTTCAAAGGCTACTTATCATATTGACAAGACTCTCGAAGAATTTTTAAAAGAGGAGGCTCTAATCAATGAAAGCAACCGGAATTGTAAGGAAATTGGATGATTTAGGGCGAGTAGTAATCCCAAAAGAACTCCGCCGTACTTTAGGCATTGGTGAAAAGGATGCTCTTGAAATCTATGTAGACGGTGAGCGCATTGTGTTGAAGAAATATGAGCCGGGCTGCTATCTCTGTGGTGGAATTAGTGGCGATTTACAGACATTTTTCGATCGCCCTATTTGCTTGAAGTGTATCACTGAAATTAGTAACCACGCGGATAAGATCAAAGAATCCCTTTCATCTGCTACCAAATAACCAATTTTACTTATAGGAGGAATTTGAAAATGAGCAAGAGCACAAGAATCACATTGGAATCCCTAGCAAATGGTGGTGTCGTTGAACGTTTTGAACAGGAGTTGGCAAAGGTGTTTGCTAATATTGGCGACCCCAACACCAGTGCCAAAGCGGCGCGGAAGATCAATTTGTCTTTGTCAATCAAACCTGATGAAAAACGGGAAATAGCCGAAGTCACCATTCAGGCCACGACCACACTAGCCCCATCCAAGGAACTGATGACTACGATCATCATGGACCGTGATAATGACGGGAAGGTTGTCGGTGCCGAACTGAAGTCCAACATGCAGGGACAGACCTACCTAGGCGATGATGGCGAAGTGCGAAGCGATGTCGGCGACAAAATCAAACGAATCTATTAATAAAATCTATTAATCAAATCCAAAACCCAAATCATAGGAGGAATTAAATATGTTTGATCGCGATGCATTGGAATATCTTTCGGAGCAAGGCCAGTCAGAAATTATTGAAGTTAATGGACAGCAGTACGCAACTCATCAACTTTATAAGGTACTGGAACCAACTCCGGCGGCGCTTGTTGTTCGCAACCTTTCCGGATTGGTAGATTACTTGAAATCTAAGTTTGATAAGCAAGCTCCACTCTTAGTTCATGTAGTCAGCCCTACACAAGTAACGGTTGTATCTTCGTATAACAATGATTATGCGCGGCGCGAGGTTATCAAGGCTGAGGCACTGCTGCCAGAATATCGGTTCGGCTCCTACTATGAAGCTGAAGATTTTATCATCAAACTGCAATCTGGTTTCGTGGCGAACGAAGACCGTGCGAAGTTACTCAAAGTCGTTGGAAATGTCAAAGAAGAAAACGTACGAAGCATCGGAGATGACGGCGTTTCCCAGTCTGTCACAGCAAAGACCGGTGTCGCAACAGTAGAGGATGTTAAGGTGCCTAATCCGGTACTGCTGGCTCCATATCGTACCTTTGTCGAGGTTATTCAGCCGGAATCTGCTTTCGTCTTCCGGATGAAAAACGGACCGCTGGCAGCGCTGTTTGAAGCTGATGGAGGCGCTTGGCGCAATGAGGCCATTGACGCAGTGGCTACATACTTGACTGCAGAGTTATCTGAATTGATTGAAACTGGTCAGATTGTTGTCATCGCATAAGGATTTGCCTACCTAAAGGGGCGGCCGGGGTGCCGCCCTTCATTCAACCTAACAACGAGGAGGATTGTACATGATCAAAATCAATAAGCTCGAAATTGAAAATGTCAAGCGAGTCAAAGCGGTCAAAATCGAGCCGACTACTTCCGGATTGACGGTTGTCGGAGGGAAGAACAATCAAGGCAAAACAAGCGTGCTGGATGCCATTGCGTGGGGATTAGGCGGTAATAAGTATCGGCCTTCCCAAGCGAACCGGGAAGGGTCAACCGTACCTCCCCATCTTCACATTGTGCTATCAAATGGCTTGGTAGTGGAAAGGAAAGGTAAAAACTCTGACCTGAAGGTTATTGACCCAAATGGGCAGAAAGGCGGCCAACAGCTCCTGGATAGCTTTGTGGAAGAGTTAGCCATTGATCTACCGAAATTCATGAATGCTTCCAATCGGGAGAAAGCCAATATTCTGCTCCGCATTATCGGCGTTGGCGACAAGCTTCATGAGCTTGAGGTCAAGGAGCAGGAGATCTACAACCGCCGGCACGCCATTGGGCAGATTTCGGACCAAAAAGCCAAGTACGCCAAGGAGCAGCCGTATTATCCGGACGCGCCGAAGGAACCCGTATCTGCGGCGGAGCTTATTCGTCAACAGCAAGAGATACTTGCGAAAAACGGTGAGAACCAGCGCAAGCGCCAACGATTGAATTATTTTGAAGCAGAACGCGAGGCCAAAGGAAAAGAAATCGCCCGATTGGAAGCCGAATTGATAAAGCTTAAGGAAGAGTATATGAAAATCGGCGAAGATTTAGCGATTGCCCGTAAAGATGCCCTCGATCTCCAAGACGAATCGACTGCAGAGCTGGAGGCTAACATCCGGCAGATCGACGAGATCAATCGGAAGGTTAGGGCTAACCTTGATAAAGACAAGGCGGAGGCGGATGCCAGTGAATACCGGCTGCAGTATGACAAACTTTCAGCCGAAATCACGGAGATTCGCCAACAGAAGACGGAGCTGCTGAACAACGCAAATCTGCCGCTGCCGGGCCTCTCTGTAGAGGATGGAGAGCTGATCTATAACGGCCAGCGCTGGGACAACATGAGCGGATCGGAGCAGCTTCGAGTTTCCACGGCGATCGTGCGGAAGCTCAAACCAGACTGCGGTTTTATCCTACTAGACAAATTGGAACAGATGGATTTAGATACCTTGCGAGAGTTCGGCCAGTGGCTGGAACAGGAAGGGTTACAGGCTATAGCCACACGCGTCAGTACTGGGGAGGAATGCTCCATTATTATCGAGGATGGTTATGTAGCCGGCCAGGAGCTAACACAGTTTAAACAAGACTCAGTTCAACAGCCAGAAACAAAAGCATGGAAAGCAGGTGAATTTTAATCATGTTTGAGATCATCAGCGGAAAGGTTCAGAAGGCGAAAAAGGTCGTCCTGTACGGACCGGAGGGGATTGGAAAGTCTTCTCTGGCCGCTCAATTTCCGAATCCGGTTTTTATCGACACAGAAGGATCGACTACCGAACTGGACGTACAGCGATTACCTGCACCAACAAGTTGGCAGATGATCAATCAGCAAGTTCAATGGGTTAAGCAACAAGGAGCGTCACGTTTTGGCACTCTTGTGATAGATACGATTGATTGGGCAGAAATGCAGTGCAATGAGTCTATTTGCTCTCAGCATAATAAAAAAGGAATTGAAGATTTTGGGTACGGAAAAGGTTACGTATTTGCATCAGAAGAGTTCGGTAGATTTTTAAATCTACTAAGCGATGTGATTGAGGCAGGTATACATGTTGTGCTAACAGCGCACTCGCATGTCGTCAAGTTCGAGCAACCGGATGAAATGGGAGCCTACGACCGATACCAGTTAAAGCTAGGACAAAAAACAGGCTCACGGACAGCGGCATTAGTCAAAGAATGGGCCGACATGGTGTTGTTTATCAATTATAAGACATTCAGCGTCGCTGTTGATGATAAAGGGCGAAAACACAAAGGGCAGGGTGGTGCCCGTATGGTTTACGCTACCCATCATCCGGCTTGGGATGCGAAAAATCGGCATGGCTTGCCGGATGAGTTTCCGCTGGACTATTCCCATATTGCTCATATTTTTGCAGGAAGCAATACTTCGACATCTACAGCAGAGACGCCTACACCTTCGCAGACGGTGCCAGAAACTGCTCCAGTTCAGGTAGAACCAAGGCCTGACTTGGCTCCACCGGCACAGATCGAGCAGAAAGAGCATCCAGCAGCTGAAACGGCTATGGAATCTCTTGACCCAAATATCCCGCAATCTCTGCGAGATTTAATGCTGAATCATCAAGTTGCGGAATGGGAGATCCAGACGGTTGTTAGCCAAAAGGGATATTACCCGCAAGATACGCCGATCACCAACTATGATCCTGGGTTTATCGATGGCGTACTGGTAGCAGCATGGCCGAAAGTCTTTGAAATGATTCAAGAAACAAGGAATCAAATTCCATTTTCATAAACGAAGAAGTAAAAGAAGGGGAGGCATTCAAATGGGATGCGATATTCATTTGCACGTGGAAAAGAAAATCGATGGGAAATGGACTCCGATTCTCGGCGTTAATGAGCCCGAGGTTGAATATTTAGAGAATACGATTGCGGATATCAAGGAACGCGGAGACAAAGTTGATTACTGGGAACGCCGGCTCGAAGAAGAAAGAAACGGTACAGCCAATTTTATTTATGATGGTCGTCATTATCTGCTGTTTTCTCTACTTGCCGGTGTACGTAACGAATACGACCTTAAACCAATTTGCGAGCCGAAGGGTCTTCCGGTTGATGTTTCGGATGAAGTTAAGGCCAATTCCGATGAATTGGGCATTGACGGACACAGCCATACATGGCTGACGGCCAGAGAACTGGTCGAATTTGATTGGTCGCAGACAGTTGAGCAAGAAGGATGGGTTTCTGAAAAAGAATATAAAGTTTTCAAGGAAAAAGTCCGTCCCGAAAGTTGGAGCGGTGGCGTAGGTGGCGGAAGAGTTAGGCATGTATCTAATACTGAAATGAACCGAATTCTCAAAAATGGATATCCTTGGGAAAATGATGATTCGTTCTATACGCTGGTGAAATGGACGCTTCCGTATTCTGAGATCGTCGGTTCTTTCTACACATGGTCTATTCCGAAAATGACAGAGCTTGCCGGCGACGATTTGGAAAGCGTGAGAATTGTATTTTGGTTCGATAATTAATAAGAACATTAGGAGGAATCATACATGACTCAAAATATTGAAAGAGAACTTGGCTGGGATGACACAATCGAGAAAGACGGTGGGGAATTTGTACTCCTCCCCGAAGGTGATTACAATTTCACAGTTACCAAATTCGAACGGGGACGTTTCGCTGGAAGTGCAAAAATGCCGGCTTGCAATCAAGCAAAACTGGAATTGATGGTGCATTCATCTGAACATGGCGATGTGGTCGTATTTCACAATCTGTTCCTGCATACCAAAACGGAAGGGCTGCTATCAAACTTCTTTTCCGGTATCGGCCAGAAGAAGAAGGGCGAGAAGCTGAAAATGAACTGGAATACGGTTGTCGGTTCTAAGGGGCGCTTAAAACTAGAAATCAATAAATTCATCGGTAAGGACGGCGTGGAACGGACTAATAATCAAGTGAAAACTTTTTACCCCTATGACGAGGTATTCGGCCAACAGCAACAATCACAACATCAGGCGCCTTTCCCAAACAGCGGCTTTACACCAGGCCAATTTTAGGAGGTAATCATGGAGCTAAGAGATTACCAGCAGTCAGCGCGGGAATCCATCCAAGACGAATGGGAAAAAGGCGTCAAAAGAACGCTTCTGGTACTCCCGACAGGCTGCGGCAAGACAATCGTGTTTTCGAAGGTGATTGAAGACCGTGTAAGGCTAGGCGAGCGTGTGCTTGTCCTGGCCCACCGCGGGGAATTGCTTGAGCAGGCTGCCGACAAGCTGGAGAAATCAACCGGGCTAAAGTGTGCAACGGAGAAGGCGGAACAGACTTCCGTTGGTAGCTGGTACCGGGTTGTTGTCGGAAGCATACAAACGATGATGCGCGAAAAGCGACTGGAACAGTTTGATCACGACCATTTTGACACTGTTATCATCGATGAGGCACACCACTGTATTTCAGACAGTTATCAGCGTGTTCTTCAATATTTTGAAGAAGCCAACGTACTGGGTGTAACAGCGACTCCGGACAGGGGAGACATGCGGAACCTGGGCTCATATTTTGAAAGTCTGGCTTATGAGTATACATTGCCCAAAGCGATAAAGGAGGGGTATCTCAGCCCGATTAAAGCCATAACGATTCCGTTAAAGCTGGATCTTTCTACAGTCGGGCAGCAAGCCGGCGACTTCAAAAATAGCGACCTGGGCACAGCGTTGGATCCGTACCTGGATTCGATTGCCGCTGAGATGTGGCGAGTCGCCAAAGACCGAAAGGTCGTAGTTTTCCTCCCGTTGGTTAAAACTAGCCAGAAATTTGCGAATATTCTCAATTCTATTGGTTTTCGGGCTGCTGAAGTAAACGGAGAATCGCAGGATCGGACGGAAATCCTGGCCGACTTTGAAAATGATAAATACAACGTATTATGTAACTCTATGCTACTTACAGAGGGCTGGGACTGCCCAAGCGTAGATTGTGTGGTTGTCTTGCGGCCAACGAAGGTTCGCAGCTTATATAGCCAAATGGTCGGGCGCGGTACCCGACTGTTTCCAGGGAAAACTGAATTGCTTTTGCTGGATTTTTTGTGGCATACAGAGCGGCATGAGCTGTGTCATCCGGCGCACTTGATCGCGGAGAATGAGGAAATTGCTAAAGCAATGACCAAGCAGATAGAAGAAGCCGGCATTCCGCTTGATCTGGAGACGGTCGAGAAGCAAGCTGCAGAGGACGTAATTACGCAGCGTGAGGAAGCACTGGCCAAGCAACTGGAAGAGATGAAACGCCGCAAGCGGAAATTAGTCGATCCGTTGCAATTTGAAATGAGTATTCAGGCGGAAGACTTGTCCAGCTATGTGCCATCGTTCGGCTGGGAAATGGCTCCACCGAGTGAGAAGCAAATCAAAACGCTTGAGAAACTGGGCATCCTACCAGACCAAATTGATAATGCCGGCAAGGCAACGAAACTGCTCGAACGCTTGGACAAAAGGCGATCCGAAGGCTTAACCACACCGAAGCAGATTCGGTTCTTGGAGCAGCGAGGCTTTCAGCATGTCGGTACATGGTCGTTTGATACGGCCAAACGCTTAATTGACCGGATTGCCGGAAATGGCTGGAGAGTTCCGGACGGTATCAATCCTAAAGAGTATCGCGGGGAGTGAATTAAATGAATGAAACAGTTGAATGTCCATATTGTGAACACGAAAACGATATGTCGCATGCTTTAGTAGATGGGCTATCAGATGATAACACCTTTGATTGGGAATGTAATAACTGCCACGAGGAATTTGAAGTAAAGGTCGAGTTCGAGCCATCTTTTAGTGCTAGTAAGATTGAATATATTGACTGCGAACATTGCGGAAACAACACGCGAGACATTTACGAAAAAGGGAGGGTCTACCCCTTCCCTGAGAGGTTATCTGGTAAGAGAGTTTGTAAACAGTGTTTTTGCGAGTCTCTTGCTGAGGAATACACAAGTAACAAGAAAGTGGATTGAGCCTATGGAACATAAATTGGATCTTGTTGCTTTACTGGAATATATCGATCCATCCTATCTGAGCTATCAGGACTGGGTTGCGGTCGGGATGGCTCTCAAATACGAAGGCTACACGGCGAGTGATTGGGATGATTGGAGTAAACGGGACAGCACCCGTTATCATCCCGGAGAATGCTTTAAAAAGTGGAGCACATTTGAAGGTACGGGAACGCCAATCACGGGAGCCACGATTACGCAGATGGCAAAAGACAACGGCTGGATGCCGAGATCTACCCACCAAGATGACCGTGAATTGGACTGGAATGACGAAATTACTGGCGATTATGTGGTTATCGATCGGAACTGGATCGAAGGAAAGGAAATCCACGAACCTAACGTTTGGAACCCGGTACAACAGTTAACCACGTACCTGGAAACGCTGTTTGAAGCATCTGAAAACGTTGGATACGTCGTGGATACTTGGCAAAACGATGAAGGAAAATACCTTCCTACTAAAGGGGCATGGGATCGATCAGCCGGTGAATTGATACAGCTACTTAACCAATGCAATGGCGATATTGGGTCTGTGCTGGGCGATTACAACCCGGAAGCCGGAGCCTGGATTCGGTTTAATCCGTTGGATGGTAAGGGCGTCAAAAACGAGAATGTGACCGATTTTCGATATGCCTTGGTCGAGTCCGACACGATGGACATCGAAAAGCAGAATGCCATCATGCGGGAGCTAGAATTACCAATCGCGGTCATGGTGTACAGCGGCGGTAAAAGTCTCCATGCAATCGTGAGGATTGATGCGGCCAATTATGACGAGTATCGAAAACGGGTGGATTACCTATATAACGTCTGTAAAAAGAACGGGCTTAGCATTGATAATCAAAACCGGAATCCGTCCAGGCTATCCCGTATGCCGGGCATCGTACGGAATGGGAAGAAACAGTTTATTGTTGACGTGAACATCGGCAAACCAAGCTGGGCAGAGTGGCATGAATGGATTGAGGGTGTGAACGACGATCTGCCCGACCCAGAGAGCCTGACAGATTATTGGGACAACATGCCAGTCTTGGCACCACCTCTTATCGAGGGCGTGCTTCGCCAAGGGCATAAGATGCTCATGGCCGGACCGTCAAAGGCCGGAAAGTCGTTTGCTTTGATCGAGCTTAGCATTGCCATAGCTGAGGGCGGTAAATGGATGGGATGGCCATGCACAAGGGGCAAGGTACTGTATGTCAATTTAGAGCTTGACAGCGCTTCTTGTCTCCATCGTTTTAAGGACGTATATAGCGCGCTTAACTGGCAGCCTAACAACCTTGGAAATATTGATATCTGGAACCTTCGTGGGAAGTCAGTTCCGATGGATAAGCTTGCGCCGAAGCTGATTCGACGCGCGGCCAAGAAGAATTATATTGCGGTCATTATTGATCCTATTTATAAAGTGTTAACCGGTGACGAGAACAGCGCCGACCAGATGGCGCACTTTACAAACCAGTTTGACAAGATTGCAACGGAATTGGGAGCTAGCGTCATCTACTGCCATCATCATTCTAAGGGTTCACAGGGTGGTAAAAAATCGATGGACCGGGCATCCGGCAGCGGCGTATTTGCACGCGATCCGGACGCACTGATCGACTTGGTGGAATTAGAAGTGACGGAAGCTTTATTGAAGCAAGAGGAAAACAAAGCGATTTGCGCCTTGTACCAACAGTTCTTTGAAAAATATAATCCGGACTATTTGGAGGAACACGTATCACTGGACGATGCATTGAGCGCCAAGGCTATGGAGGATCACGCAAAACGAGCCATTCCAGGGCAGTTAGCAAGCGCTCAAGAGAGAACCAAGCAGGCCGTAAGAAGCGTCCATATCCGCTCAGCCTGGAGAGTCGAGGGCACGCTGCGGGAGTATCCCAAGTTTGAACCGGTCAATATGTGGTTTCAATATCCGATCCATAAAGTGGACGACGTGGGTAGTCTGAAGGATATCGAACCCGAAGGAGAAGCACCGGCATGGAAGAAAGCGACGAACAAGCGGAAGGATTCAGCCAGGAAGGAACGTCTAAGCAAGGCCGAGGAGTTTGAAGAGGTCGTGAGCAACTGCAATTTTGGGGATCCGCCTACCGTACTGGATGTCATATCATGGTACTCTTCAACTGGAAAAGAGGTTGCGGAACGTACCGTAAGAGATTGGATTAAGAAATACGGATACAAAATTGATCGGTCAATCGGCTTCCGGATTGTCAAAAAGGAAGACAAAGAAGATGAGTAAATTACGGCGGCAATCATAGTTTTATGGTGGCTGCAATATGTTGCGGCAATCATTAATTTATGGTCGCCGCAAGTTGCAAGCATCATGGTTGCCGCAATTCCGCGAAAAGTTGCGGGGAATGACTCCTATTATTTATATATATCGCGCCAGTAGATAATTAATTTATGTTTATGAAGACTGTAAGTCAGTGGTGGTGTGTAAGGGGGTGGTGGTGTTTTGCTCACGCCACCACCACCCTGTACCACCCCTGCCTATCACTGACTCCCGCGAGAGAGGGGAAGAGAAAATGAAAAAAGAAAAAAAATACGATAACAAATATTGGGAAATGGAAAAAGGGGAAACGATTGAATTTGGCAGCTGCTATTTTATGCGGTGCTATGATAAAGCCGGGAAATTGCAATTCGGAACTAAGTTCAAAAACAAAAACACCGGCGAAGATGTGTTTCAAGTCAAATTCGTTCTTGATCGGGAAGCCTTGTTTTCGAGCGAAGAAGCCCCGAGCTATTTGCGAGGCACAGTAGACGAGTGGGAAGAAATGATTGAGGGTCAGAACGATGACGAATGAGTTCTTCATGGCAATGATTCCGCCGAAAACAACTTCCCAGCAGAAACAGGTTACCGTCGTGAAAAACAAGCCGGTATTTTACGAGCCGCCCGAATTAAAATCAGCACGAGCGAAGCTGATGACTCACCTTGGACAGCATGTACCGAAAGTAAAATATACAGATCCTGTCCGCCTGATCGTGAAGTGGTGTTTCCCAATCACGGGAAATCGCAAGGACGGCCAGTACAAGCATACAAAACCCGATACGGACAATTTACAAAAGCTGCTTAAAGACTGTATGACGGATTGTGGATACTGGAAAGACGATGCGCTCGTTGTTTCCGAGATCGTCGAAAAGTTTTGGGCCAGGCTACCGGGGATCTATATCCGGATCGAAGAGGTATAGCCTATGGACTACAGAGTTTTGTATGCAGATGTCGTTGACTGGATTAATCAGGCTAACCAGGCTGCTGTTAAGTTTGGGATGGAGAATGAACAGTTTTGGGTGTGGGTAGCTGACTCTTCCGGTGCATTATGCAAAAAGTATAAAGATAATCGGCTGGTAATTAAACAAATGATGATGCTGGTCGAATGGCTTGAAGAAGTCTACGAAAGCAGGAAAAACACGGGGGGATAGCTCTTGAGTATAGGATATAACCCTCATTTGGGATACGAAGATCAAATTATACCGGCATATGAGAAAATGGTGCATTCAGTAGCTCGAAAATACCGCAGCTGTATTGGTGCAGGACTTGATTATGATGATCTGGTGTCAGTCGGGATGATCGGACTTATCCAAGCATTCCGTAACTATGATCCAGACCGGTTAAACAGGAAGGTATCTTCTTTTTCGACTTATGCCTTTAACATGATCAAATGGAGTATTCAGCGATTTTTGGCGGATAAACGTTTTTCGGTTCGAGTACCCAGATCTATTCAAAACAAATTAACCGTTATTTGGAAACAAGGATGGGATCAAGAGTCAGCCGAGTCTATCGCTGAAAAGACTGGATGGAAACTTCCTGAAATCCGGGAAGCACAGCGCCACATAGCCGGATGGTCGGTTGCTTCGTTAGATCAAGCATTGTCAAGCTCTGATAAAACTGACGAAGAGGCAACTATGCTGGATGTACTTCCTGCTATGACAGATTTTACATCCGTTCATGTTCAAGATTTCTTGTGCGCTTTAAAACCATTAGAACGGGCCGTGCTTGAATTACGGATGCAGGATCAAACACAAAAGGAAATTGCTATGCACATTGGCAAAACACAAATGTATGTGTACCGGATTCTTAAGAAAATCAAAGGTAAGTATACCCAGTTTCAAGCTGGAACTTTAAGGAGTGAGGCAATCAAAATGAGTAGAGGACACGGAAATCAGACGGTACTTAATGCGAGCATTGAATGGTTTGTCGATGAAGTTGTTCAAACGAATCCGACCGTTGGCCTGAATAGCCAAGGGATGTATTTTAATCAAAGAGCAGTCAAACAGATCGGGTGTAAAGCAGGTCAATGTGTCCAGATTGGTTATGATCCAGAGGGGCCAAGGTTAATCATACAGGTAGGTGATAATGGGCTTAAGCTTCGGGCTCAAAAAAGCGATAGTGGCCTTCGTATAATCAACAAGCGTTTGCCTGATTGGTTGCGTCGAAAAAAAGTTACCCCCAAACGCTACGCACTTCAAACTGATACGGGATTTTATTACATTGAGCTGGATCGCCATGCGTGAGGTAGATCCTTATTCTAGGAGGGGAAACGGACGATGGGCGGACGAAGTACGGATTCTTATATTGTTCAGCAGTTACGTTATACAAGGCAAACGCTAGAGAGGGTGGCAGAATGAGCAATCAAACGAAATTAAGACGTGGGACTTTTCAACACATCGAATCAGAGCTTTATTCTTACCATGAGACCCGGAAGGAAATTATTCGGCTGAAAAATGAAATTTTGTACGGGTCTACTCCGGCAGATGAAAATGTGGGTGGTGGAAGGAGCAACTTGCCAAGTGATCCAACGGGAGAGATTGCAGTGCTTCTGACCAGCCATAAGAAACTAGAGCAGTTGGAGCGAATTGTAAATGCTATTGAGTCGGTTGTTGAGGGGTTACCCGAAAAGAAAAAAGAGATGATCAAACTAAGGTATTGGACTCGACCTCAGACATTAACATGGGAAGGAGTCGCACAACGCATAGAAAAGGATCGTACGACAGCGATTCGCTGGAGAAACGAGATTATAAGGGAGATTGCTAATAGGATTGGATGGCGTTAAAAAAATTAAAAATGCAACTAAAATGCGACTTTTGAGGGGTAAAACCGTGATATTATGATAGTGTGATGTTTTGTAAGTAGGGGCGTAACTGGCTATGCCGTAAGGGTATACGGCGGTTGCGTCTCATTAACCGGATGTAGTGTAGTGGCAGCATGCTTGCCTTGGGAGCAAGTGGTCGCAGGTTCGAGTCCTGCCATTCGGATTTATTCGAAACCTTTATTTCCCCTCTTTGCCGGCATCTTAATGGGTTAAATTAAATAAAGGATTTGGAAGTAACGTGTCGAAAAATACGTTAAATAGGCGAGAGGGGGGGGAACAGTGCAATGGGAAAAGATAGGTTATTTCAAAGACTTAATATTGCAGAGCGTGATCAAGGCTTTGAGTATTATGTAGATGAATTATTGGAGGAGGAGTGCTTAGAAGGCGGTGCGGTTATTGGGATTGCCAAGCAAATAGTTTCAAAGGGAGTGCCTAGTTTAAGTGAATTACAACTAAGAACATTTATTAATCACGGGATTTGGGAGCATTACTATCTAGAAGAATGCGGCAGATGCGGTGAAGAAATTCCTTGGTCTGAAATGAGGTTCGCACTAGAGCACGGAAATTGCAGTTATTGTCAACATAAGATAGATAAAGACGAGTAATTAAAGCACCCTAATTACATTTGAGGAAATTGAAAAAGTCCTTCAGCTTTACGGATACATACTGGTGAGAGTTAAAGGTCACATCACCATTTCCGAAACAGGGCACCAATACGTATTATACAAATTAAGCAAATGAGCTATGCCAAAAGGCATGGCTCTTTTTATATCACAGGAGGAGGTGAGCTGATGGCTCAGTCATTTTACAAAACAACACGATGGAAACAGAAACGATCCAAGATACTTCGGCGTGATGAATACCTGTGTCAAGAGTGTAAACGGTATGGTAAGAGTGTACTAGCTACAACAGTGCATCATATCAATCCGCTTGAACAACAGCCAGGGCTTGCAACAGTGAGCTGGAACCTGGTGAGTCTATGTCAGCAGTGTCACGATAAGATGCACGACCGTACAACAAACGTGTTGACGGAGCTGGGCAAGCAGTGGCAGGAGAGAATAAGGGATAGGGTAGGTGTAAGTAAATCAACGGATATGAACGGGCATCTTTCTTCCTACGCCGTTATCATGAGCCGGGATGCGGATGAACAAGCAAAGGCGGAATATTTCAAAACGCTGAATGAGGCAAACGAATGCTTTGAAGATGCGAATAAAGAGTTTGACAATGTGTATGTATACCAGATGGTGCAATGCTCAGAGTCTAAACATATCGGTGATTAACTATGGTTCAACGTCCATTACGGCCGTGTAAGGTGCCTATGTGCAGTGGTCTTACTAAGACAGGGTACTGTGATCAGCACCAGCATCTAGAGGCAGAGCAAGCAAGATACTATGACAGATACAAAAGAGATCCCAAGGCAACTAAGTTCTATAACTCAAGAGAGTGGCGATTGTTGAGAGTTAAGGCACTAGAGCGAGACTATGGATTGTGCAGGGAGTGTTTGCGAGAGCATAAGATTACGTTTGCTGTTGTTGTCGATCACATCAAACCGATCAAACAGTTTTGGCATCTCAGGCTGGAGCTAAGTAATTTACAGGCTTTGTGTCTAAAATGCCATAACCGCAAAACGGCAATGGATATGACGGGAGGGGGAGGTTCAAAAATGTTGAAAAGCCTCTCCAGATAACCGACGGCCC